AACCCGCAAACCTATCTGTGGCTTTCAAGCCCTCAAACGTATATACAAAGCGATAATACTTCCAAGGCATACCGCCAAGAGAGTGAAGTTCAACCCATTTATTGAAGTTATTGGATGCAAAGATTCTAAGTTTGAGCGTTCCCTGCATATCCGTAATATGTCTCACTTGTAACAATGACTTCAAAGCCAGAGCGTTCTCAAACTTCATTGGTCTGGTAACAATCGTGCCGCCATATTCGCCTTCATCTTTGTTTATATCCACACGTTCAAGCAATGACACAACGGTATTGTCTGACAATTGGATAAGTGTGTCCGGGTAGTTGTTGATGATCCTTGTGTTTGGACTGATAGAACACATACTAAACGTTCCGCTCTTCATAGAGTAGATGTAGCAATAGCTTGCGTTTCCGCCAAGAATCCACAGCAGGGAGTCTCTGTAGTCGTAGGCTATAGTGCCTTTTGATAATAAATCTTTAAATTTGTATTTTGCAAGCCCAATATATTCGCTCGGGAACGAGTCAACCTTGCCGTTCAACTGCTCTGATACGCACCTGACGTCGCTTCCCGCAACCACCATCAGACCTTTCTCGGAAGTGAAGAACACCGCACCGTCGGTCTGCGTGATGGATTTCGGGTTGTTGCAAACCTCTCTCGACATGGGATGGATAGAATCGTAATAACCTGTATTAGCTACAGATAGTGACCATATACCATTATCCGAGAAAGCGAGCAACGGGAATTGTCCGAACTGACCTTGTGATAGTGCCTGGGTGATGGTACTCATGCCAAGAATCTTCCCAGTACCAACTTTAAAATATCCTTCTGCAAAAAAGACAAACGGGTTATTGACTTCTGATTGTATAATATAGTTTGGAAGTATCTCTTTGTAATTGTTTGAGACTTGCCCCGTAGGATCTTCTGTTGGTGTAACAGTTTCTTCATTAATAAAATCAATACCAGGAAGTCCTTTGAAGAAAAAAGCACCGTTTAGACCTTCGTGTTCTGTAAGTTCTTCATCCAATATACATGTACCGTCTTTATAAATAATAACCTTTCTTGCACGTGAATCCGGGTAGTAAAAATAACCTCCCTGTTTTTGGCTTGTTGTTTTTTCGTGCTTAACCCACACAGAACCGGATTCTGTTTTTATTTTAACATAAAAACTATAATTGCCATTGGAGCTATTGTCGTATGGCATAAAGAAATCATAGCCTTCAAACATTCCTCTTTTTACATTAGCTATGTTCAAACGGGAGTTATATGAAAATAAGAAGTTTGGAGAGAGGGCACACCTTGAATAATAATCGTCATGATCCAGAATCTCTTGTGTAGTAAGATTCTCTAGATAATGTGTATCAAAATAATCAGCCGCAGGCTTATCAGCAATTGGATAACATCCTATATCTGCTAGTTTATAAAATACAGATATAGACTTTAAGTCTCTTGCGATTTCTGAGCTTTCCCTCTTTCGTAAAACTTTATACCAATCCTCCAATTCTTCTATGTTAAATGCACGAACGGTTTCTGTGTGATATTCCGATATATCCGAAAGCCGACCCCGATACACACCATCTCTAACAATATCGTTTTTTGAAAGAACTATAGGATTCTGATCCATCGAAGTGTCATAAACATCAACTCCTCTTGAAATAAAAACAGTTACATTTGAAACAATATCTTTAAAATCTGTATAATCTGTTTCCTGAGTAATATAAAGAGCTATGCAGCTAGTTCTCATGTGCGAATCGACATCCTCACTAAGTTCACTTTTTTTAATATGCATAAATGTGTTCATACTAACAGAAGGGAATAACAAAACTGGGTTTGTAATTAATGTGTACGAACCATCATACATTTTTACCGCAACTCTAGCAATAAAAGGAAGGCAAAATTTTTTATTTGTAGATACAGATTTTTTGTTTTTAGAATATAAACCAATAACAAAATCATTAAAATCTGCTTGTTTGTTTTTAATTATTTGTCCATCAGAGAAAACGTGAGAAGCGTCACCACTATTAATAACAGCTTCACGAGGACCTTCTTGTTTTAAATAAAAGGTTATCTGCGGTTCTGGTATTCTGTCTCCCAAATATTTGTAAGTGTCATGATCTACATCCCACAGGAAATAGTGCATACCTTCATCATTAGATATGATAATGGTCTTTCCTATTGAAGTGATTTGGGTCGAACTATTGTATCTGAAATCTATGAAGTGACCGAAATGTACATAAAATTTAGGATACTCAGTATCTCTATACCCAAATGTTATCTGTTTGCTGCTTTCAAAATATCCAATATAAACATCTATTGACGTCTTATGGATATACAGAAAATTTGGCATTTCATGGCATCCGGTAAAGTTATCCATGTGAACTACTGGTCTCTGAATAACCTTATGTTCTCCGTTGTCATATACCAAATCCCTTGAATCAGCCAGTGCGTTATCTGAACACAAAGCATCTGACGGGACGTTAGTGATTCCCTTCTCAAAACTTAATTGCTGCTCTTTCTCATTCATATAGCTACGATTTTTAGAAACTTGATTCCGTTGGCAGGATATGATCTTTCTGCTTTGGCTTTGTATTCTGCCATGACGGACGATAAACGTCATTGTTAAAGGCTATGTAGAGACCGATGCCCGTTGACATAAGTACGTCATCATGTCTGCCAGAGCCAGGACGGTTACCCATCTTGCCGTTTTCGTCACGCTCATACCATCCTAATTCGAGATACATCTGCTCATCGGGTTCTTCCCATAACTTGTCATCCACACAAGCAATGAGGTTATCAATAACCCAACCCTTAGTGAGTTTGTTTGTCTGAAAACCATAGACAGGCGTAATACCTTCTGTTACGGATTCAGGTGCTTTGGTTCTCTGATACAGATTGCCATAGTAGCCTGAAATCTCATCTATGATTGTACCAAAGTGGTCTCCCTCGGTGTTGTTATCCCTTTCTCGGTCTGCCGTGTTACTCTCGATTACCAATAAGGCATTATCATAGTAATAGGCGAGTGCTGCTGCTTTCCATGCCAATATGTCATGTCTAACGTGCCCTCTCCATCTTGCTACCACTCTTGGCCTTCCCTTCACTTCCGGGCACAGACCCATCATGTCGATAACTGTCATTACCGTAAAGTCGGAAGTGTCACTCTTACCACCAATATCAACAGAAACGAGGTATCTGTTTTTAACCTTGAAGATATGATTGTTTGGTGGCGACCATATCTTTAACTCTCCGTTGTGGTCGTCGCGGAAGCGTATGTCTGCCTCTTGGAATACAGCCCTGCTTCTGCGCTCAAATGGCTTCAATACCACATCGGCATAGTACAAAGGTGTCTTTGGTGCTTCGTTGAAGTCTTTCAACTCGTCGATGGCGTATGGGTCAAACACCGCATTACCGGAATTACGGAAAGCCTCTATCGGGTCAATAGGAGCCTCGGAAGCCATATACTCATGCTTCTTGTGCTGGTTTCGTCTTTCTCTATACCAATTGATTGCTTCGAAACAGGCACCCATTTTCCACATTTTCCAGAAGAACTTTCCACTCTCACGGAATCCGACTGGATTCTGATCTGAGTTGCGATTCTTCCACAGCCACTCGGCAAACAATTCTTCATCTTCCTCACTGAATCCTTCTTCACCCATCGGATCCATGTCCTGCTCGATAAGGTAGAATGGGATAAATAGGAAGTGATAGGCAGAGGTGGAATTTTCGCTCATGGCATCCATACAGAGGTCGTAGAAGAAGCCAGAGTTTCCTTTACCCGTACTCTCAAATACGGCTAACTCGTCTGGCAGTCCGAGGAATCCACCCTGCAGGTTTGAAATAACTTCGTCAGGGTCATGCTCTGGTGTCTTTTTCCATGAAGCAACCTCAGAATAGTGTACCAACTTGTAGTTATCACCACGGCACTTCTCAAAGGAGTTGAACGATGCAATAGATAGAAGTGAGGTACGGGCAAGAAACTTTCCGTCTGTAATTTGAAAGTCTGAATCACTTCGCTCATAAGGGGTCATCTGTAACTTTGCTCCAGGCATCCCAATCGTCCAGCCAGGTTGCTTCTCCACAGCCTTACGATACATAGCCTTTATTTTCTTTGAAGTAGAGTCTGCCTGCGTAATAACTGCTGCGTTCCATCCGTTGGGGTGTCTGTACTCCTGCATCCACTTGATATACATCTGCGTAAGTGTAGAGCCTCCCCACTGACGGGCTTTCAGAAGAACTACAAGTATCGGTTTCCCTGCACGGCGCAAATCCTCAAACAGAGATAAGAGTTTCCTTTGTGCGTATCTGATACGGAAAGGAATCATGTTACCAGTAATCTTATCTACGATCTTGTCCGCCATATAGAAGGCAAACTCAGGGTCATCATAGCACCTTGCTTGGAACAGAGCCTCTTCCACGTCCTGATGATAATCCTCATCATAATCGCGGTTCATTCCATTCTCGACATACCTTCTGATTGAACCGTACCTTAACACCTCGTGATAGATGCCCGTTTCAAGCGTCTCTTTCATCACCCACATTTCTGGGATGATGCAGTCCGGTATAACGATATGTTTCCTCAGTCCCTTATGGAAACCATAGCACCCGATACCTGTCAATGGTTCGTATGGCCCGTAGATCTCTTGTCTGCGGTTGTGGTTTTCGTAGATAAGTTCCCTAATCTCTTGTCGCATATCGTCCGTATAGATAACCTGCCAAAAGGCAGTAGAAGTGAATCATAAAGTTTACGTGAGGCACAAAAACTGGAATAATCAAGTACCACTTATTCAGCCAAATCATGTCCTTGAATCTTTTTACCTTTCCCCATGAGATACCAACCATCGCAAAAAGTACCCCGCTAAATCCCATCGTTGGCTCAGACATCAAGCACGGTAGGAAAGAGCAGAGTACCGAAATAGTTAAGCTTATGAAGATATGGGGCTGGCAGCTTATCAGCCACAGGCAGATGATGTTTACTGCCAAATGCCAGATGTTGACATGAGAAATAGGGTAGAGCAGATGGTTTATAATGTCTCCATTAAATGTAAAGCCGTACTTCGGAAGAAGGAAATACGACCCTATCAGAGTTATACTGACAATCAGTTTTATCCACCTGCTTAGATTCATATAGTTAGAATGGTACCAGATTCTTCTTGATGCGACCAGGTTTCGCTGAG